TGGACACTGTGCAACGAATAGTTGACAAGCAACAAAGTGACGGTGTACAATGATTGTCTCTCTATTTTTGTTTGTCTTAACACTTGTGAAGGTGGTGCTGAAATGAACTCTTTGTCTTTGTCTATGTCCCTCAACGAAGGGGAAGTAGTTGTAGAGTTTGATTGGTATGGAGCCTCTGATGACTCTGAGCCTGACTGGGAGACGATGGAAGTGTGGGCTTTGTTGACTACACAGGTTCCAGCTGAGAAGCGATGGGTTAAAATCAATGACTTGATTCACGAACAAGACTGGCTCAAGATCGAAAAGGAAATCTATCAACGTGAGGATGAACTAAGGCAACAAGCTTATGAAAACCAGTTCTAACTTTCACAGCGGAAGCCGATTCATCAAGCATATTCCATGCGAAGTGTGTGGAAGCTCAGACGGTAATAGTCTCTACGATGATGGACACGAGTATTGTCACGTTTGCCAAGCTTTTAAGCCATCAGACGATGAAAGTATCGCCGTGGCAGAGCCACATAAAATGTCGGTAATTAGGAATAACTACAAACAACATGATAGAATCATTGAAAAGGATATCAAAGTGCTAGCAAACAACGTGGTTTTACCACTGAAAGGGACAGTTAAAGCTATCCCAGAACGTAACATCACCAGCGCAACCTGCGAGAAATATGGAGTAACTCAAGACAATGGAAAACACTACTACCCTTACACTGACGAAGGAGGAACTAGAGTTGCTTATAAGGTACGTTCAGTTGCTGACAAGAGTTTTGCCATCGAAGGAAGCTTTAAAGATGCCTCTCTATTCGGTCAATCTCTCTTTCACACAGGTGGGAAGTACCTAACCATCGTAGAAGGTGAACTAGATGCTCTAGCGGCCTATCAGATGACTGGCTCACAGTGGCCTGTAGTGTCTATCCGCAATGGTGCTCAAGCAGCTCTAAAGGACTGCAAGGCACAGTACGAATGGATCAATAGCTTTGAAGCTGTAGTGATCTGTTTTGATGACGATGAGCCGGGTAAGAAAGCAGCTAAAGAAGTAGCAGAACTCTTTGGGCAGAAAGCTAAGATTGTTCAGCATAAGAGTGGCTACAAGGATGCTTGTGAGTACCTGATTGCAGGAGCTACTAAAGAGTTTGTCAATGAGTGGTGGAGGGCTGAAGTATTTATCCCTGATGGCATCGTCAATGCTGCAACACTCTGGGAAGAAATCTGTAAGCCAGAACCTAAAGCAGAGGCACAGTATCCGTGGGAAGGCCTTAACAAGCTGCTGTATGGACTTCGTAGGGCAGAACTCATTACTGTCACCGCAGGCAGCGGCTTAGGTAAGAGTCAATTCCTGCGAGAGATTCTGTACCACCTGCTCAAGACTACCAGCTGGAACATTGGTGGATTGTTTTTGGAAGAGAGTACAAGGAAGACTGCACGTAGCATTATGAGCCTTCACGCTAATAAGCTCTTGCACCTACCTGATACTCCAGTCACTGAAGAGGAACTTAAAGATGCTTTCGACAACACTTTGGGCACTAACAGGGTTTATCTCTTTGACCACTTCGGTTCTAGTGATGTGGATAACATCGCCAACAGGATCAGGTATATGGCTAAGGCTTGTGATTGTCGTGTTATCTTTCTTGACCACATTTCTATTGTTGTGTCTGGTTTAGATAACGGTGATGAGCGTAAAGCAATCGATGCAATGATGACTAAGTTGCGTACATTGGTACAGGAACTTGAAGTAACATTGATCTGTGTATCACATTTACGGAGGCCACAAGGAAATGCAGGACACGAGGATGGACAAGCTGTTAGCCTCTCTCAGCTTAGAGGATCAGGAGCTATTGCGCAGCTTAGCGATGCGGTCATTACTCTCGAACGGAACAGTATGGCTGAAAATGAACTGGAACGACACCGAACAAAAGTTGCAGTGGCAAAAAATAGATACAACGGATACACTGGCCCTGCATGTGAACTCCAGTACATCAAAGAAACAGGACGAATGTTAGAAGCAAAGGAAGAAGCACTATGAAGATGAGCGATGGTGGTAAAGGATCATCACCACGTAAGCAACAAGATCAAGAGGCTTATGCGGCTAACTATGAGGCCATCTTTGGACGTAAAAAGAAACCTTCTAATGATGAAGTGCCTCTTGCGCTTAGAGACTGGAGCTATGAAGAACAACTTGAAAAGGCAGAGAAACATGAAACCAACAGTTAGATTTATCGGTGATGCAGTCTTCTTCAACTACTACACCAATGAAAAAGAAGATGAGCTGACTAAAGACACTGTGGCACGAGTGAACGCACTTGACCATCCTATCTGGGGTAAGGACATTGTGCGTACCAGCGTGGTGCTGCAGAAATTCAGTGATGGTAGCTTTGAAACCATGAATACAGTCTATAGGCCAGAAAAGGCAGAACCTCAGGAGAAACGAAATGAGCACTGAAGCAATGAAGCAGGCGCTGGAGGCGTTGGAGAGCGTGCTGTGCGATCCAGACGGAAATGTTTGCTGGCACGGTAGCTACGCAGACAGAGACATCATCGGCGATGCGCTGGCCGTCTTCCGCACCGCCATTGAGGAAGCTGAGAAGCAGGAGCCGGTGAAACGATGGCCTTTTGTTGAAACACCCGAGCAGTTTTCAAACAGGCTTTTTGAGGCGATCCGTGAATTCGGTTCAATCCTTCCTGCGGTTCGCAATGTATTGATCGAAAACCCGCCCCTCTACACCACCCCACCCGCAGCACCTGTGCAGGAGCTTGGTTGGAATTGGTTTGACGCCCCAGTGAAAACCCAGTGGGGGCACGATATGGTCGTGGCTGACCTTGCCATCGACAAAGATCACACGGTGTCAATCTACTGTGAGAAAGACCAGACCGCCAAAGTCGAGGCCATGTTCACCCCACCCGCCGCAACTGTGCAGGAGCCTGACTTGATCGCCCGACTCAAGAACCCAGAGGATCACTACGAGTTCACCGACCCGAAGAAAGCCAATGCCGTGCTGATGAGTCTGTGCCAAGAGGCTGCTGATGCACTGGCAGTACAGCACGAGCCAGATAACGAACCCCATGTATCGTTGGCAAGTGTGCAAAGCGCAGAAGAACGTAGTTCTGTAGAGCGCGTGGAGCCTGTGGCGCATGATTATCAAATTCGATATGACCGTGGTTGCTACAAATGCAGAAGCCATTACTGCCCCGGTAATTGCGTTGCTACCACCCCACCCGCAGCACCTGTACAGGAGCCTGTGGCGACAGTGGTGAGTGAAAACAAGCCAGTCACTATGTCATGGTGGCACGAGCCTGCTTTGCCTGTTGGGACGAAGCTATACACTACCCCACCCAACGTGGCTACGCCACTGGCAGCACAGCGTGAGTGGCGTGGGCTGACGGATGAGGAGATTTACGGAGAAGGAGGCAAGCACGAAAAGTTTGCCAAGAATGGCAACGAATGGTTTGACCGTGGCAGTTTCGCCCGCGCCATCGAGCAGCATTTGAAGGAGAAAAATCATCATGAATAAGCAAGATATTATTGCTATGGCGCGGGAGGCTGGTTTAGTCGTTGACGCAAATCAGTCCGGCTTTGACGACCTTGAACGCTTCTACGACATTGCCACCGCAGCAGCAGTTGAGCAAGAGCGTAAAGAGTTTGCCGTTCATGCTATTGACATTGCACGTAAAGCCATTGAAGAGGAACGAGAGGGATGCGCTAAATTGGCTGATGAGCATGGTACATACAGCGGAGAGGAAATAGCAAAGGATATTCGCTCCCGAGGCTCTGCCACATAAAGAGGGGAAATGAAATGAACAAACACATTAAAGAACTTGTCCGTCAATGTGGTGGCTATCATATTGACGATGATGGTGAAGTGGGTAACGTAGCTTTGTTGGTTGGCACAGATGTAGAAGAGTTTGCCAAGTTACTCATCAAAGAATGTATTGATGTTGTCTCTAAGAAATGTGCAAGTAACACAGCATACGTAGCATTGGTTGAACATTTCGGAGTTGAATAATGACTGTGGAGCATCTGACGGTGGAACACCTGATCGTAGGAGCAACAGGTCTTGGCTATCTTGTCGTAGGTGTGCTACAATGGCTAAAAGGCGAAACAGCCAATGGAATGATCTGGACAGGCTATGCGTTTGCACAGGTGGGGCTGTGGTTAAACCTACGATAGTTAAAAGGAAGAAGGACAAGATGGCATGGACGCTTGACAACATAGCAGGAAGGCTGCTAGAATTAGAGGAAAGCTACTTTGATCTTCAAGACAAGTATCAGCTTCTGATTCATCAATATGAGCAACTGAAAGAAGAGCATGAAAAGTTTAAAGAAAACTCACAAAATTCTTGACAAATTGTGACAAATATGCTATAATATTACTTTA